TTATAATTAGGAGGTAAAATGAGTATAAATAAAAAACTCAAAGAAATCAAAAATTTTCTAGAAAGTGAAAAAATTGGAAAAGTTTTTATTGATAAAAGACCCAACGGGGTTATATTAATAGAAACAACAGAAACTGAGAAATATCAAAACAGAGTATGCAAAAAAGCAACCTGATTTCAAAAGTTTCAAATAACAGTTGAATATAATATAAATAGCGACGTACACAAAATGATGACCGTATTTATAAATTTGAGGAACTAAAAAGCCTTGATTTTATACATACGGTCTTTTTTTGTCTAAAAATCAAAGAAAGGGGGCAAGATGAAGATAGAGAAAATAAATATCAATGAAATAATTGAGTATTCAGGGAATGCAAAAGAACATCCTGAATGGCAAATTGAACAGATTAAAAATAGTATTCAAGAATTTGGATTCAATGATCCGATTGCTATTGATGAAAACAATACAATCATTGAAGGGCACGGCAGATATTTAGCATTAAAAGAACTTAGATATACAGAAATAGAAATAATTAGATTAAATCATTTAACAGAGGAGCAAAAAGCGGCTTATGCTATTGCTCACAATAAATTAACTATGAATACAGAGTTCAATATTGAAAAACTACAGTACGAGTTGAATAAGCTGGAAGTAAATGATTTTGATTTAAGTGTGCTTGGTTTTGAACAGTCCGAACTTGATGAGATTTTGCAAGAGGAAATGGAAGAACTAGAAATTGAAGATGAAGATGCAGACAACACAGAAGTCAAACGTACTAAATTAATTTGTCCCTGCTGTAATCATATTGCTGAAAAGAGCGAATTTAAGGAGGTAATGGATGGCGAAGATACATAATGACAAATATTACACTCCTGATTCGGTTGTGCAAAAAGTTGTTGAAGTTTTGGAAAAAGATGTGATGCATATAAAGGAATTCTCAAGGATTATAGAGCCAAGTGCAGGTGCTGGAGCATTTCTTAAAAGACTCCCTAAAAGTGCGATTGGATATGATATAGAGCCACAAGGCGAAAATATCATAAAAGGCGATTATCTTAAGCAGAATATTCCGTACTTGAAAAACAGCCTTGTGATTGGAAATCCGCCTTTTGGAAGCGGTGGAAATTTACATACAGAATTTATAAAGAAAAGTATGCAACATTCTGACTATGTAGCATTTATACTTCCAGGTGATATGTATAAGAAAGATAAATTTGAAAATATTGAATTATATAAGTCGTATATGTTGCCAGCGGTCAAATACAGCGGAGTTAAGTTAAAATGCTGTTTCAATGTTTATCGCAAGAGAAAAGGCAAATTAAAAGAAAAGAATATCAAAGATGTTGAAATTTTAACATTTTCTAAAACCAAGAGCACTACAAAACAACAGGAATTGGATTGGTTAAATATAAAGTCTGATTTCAGATTTATAGCATTTGGAACAATAAGATTGCTAAAAAGCACAGATAAAAGAGTACGAGCGAAAGAAATAAAAATAATCTTAAAGAAAAAGGTTAATTTAAAACCAGTTTTGGAAAAGTATTTGAAGAATAGGGCTAAAGTTGCAGTATCAACTCCGAATGTAAGTAAAAAAGAAATCGTTGAGTTAGTATATGATAATTTTCCACAATTGAGGGAATAAATATGACTAAAAAATTATTACTGAACGAATGGGAAGAACTTGGAGGTGAAAATGCTGCAAAAGGAACTTTAAAGAAACTGGCTGATAAATATGGTGTTCCAGAGGGAACTGTGAGGCGCTGGAAGAGTGAACATTTGAAAAAGAATAAAACGAACGTTCACAATAAAAAACGAACGAACGTTGAACGTTCAAATGAACGTGATATTCAAATAAAAAAAGATATTCTAAGTAATATTCCAAAAGAGGAAGTAATGAGAAAAAATGAGATTTCAAACGCAACTTATTACAGAAAAGAAAAAAATATAAGACAACTCAGGTTAGAAAAAACAGAAGAGCAGCTGGATGATATTCTTTCAAAAGTTTATTCTGATTTAGGAGATGTACTAAAGAATGTGGAAATTTCAAAACGTAACTTAGTAATAAGGATGGCTAAAGAAATCTCAAAAGATGAAACGCTAGATGCCAAAAGACTCCAAATTATTGACAAGGCTTACGTAACTATTAAAAAAATGGGAAACGATTTAATGCGAACTGGAAAAATGTTGACTGCTTACGAATTATTAGAAGTTGATAAGCAACTTGCAGAAGAAGCGTTACAACAAGAAAAATTAGATATTGAAAGGTCAAAACTAAAAACAGATATAAACGAAGATAACAAAATAGAAATTAAGTTGGTGGGGATCTAATGGAAATAGTGAGAGAAGTGAATAAACATTTTAAAGAGTTTTTATTGGATAACAGCCAGCACATTTATTTTCTGCTAGGCGGATATGGAAGTAGCAAGTCTTACAACGCAGCAGTTAAATTGGTTCTTTTATCATTGCAAGAAAAAAGAAAAATTTTAGTTGTAAGACAAATCAGAGAAAATTTAAAAGAGAGCTGTTATGCGGATATTCAAGATATCATATATAGTTTTGGATTAGAAAAATATTTTTATTTCACATCAACGCCGATGAAAATTGTTTGCAGTGTCACAGGAACAGAGTTTATTTTCAGAGGATTGGATAATGTCAAAAAAATCAAATCAATAAAGGATATAGATACTATTTGGATAGAAGAGGCAGACGAGATTGATTATAAATCATTCAAAGAACTTAAATCGAGATTGAGAAGTATAAAAAACAGGAACATATTGATATTGACAACTAATCCTAATGAGTTTGGAGTATGGACGTATAAATATTTGACAAAAGTATTAAAGAGTGTTGGTAAAGATGAGAATAATCTATATGCTGAACGGATTATGAAAATAAAGAATGAAGTAAATCTGAAAAAAGGGAATGTATTTTCTGAAAACATATACTTACATCATTCAGTATACACAGACAACAAATTTTTGCCCGACAATTTTATAGCAGACTTGGAAACTGAAACAGATGACTATTTGAGAGCAATAAAGACATTAGGGAGATTTGGAAGTGCTGGGGATACATTATTTAGAAATTTACATCATATGGAACAATCAAGAATAGAGAAAATAATTGAAGGTAAATGGAATAGATTTGCTGGATTCGATTTCGGTTTTAGCAATTCCTATAACGCAATAGTGAGAATGGTGGTAGACGAGGAACTGAATGACTTGTATATCTATGAGGAATTTTATGACAACCATCTATTAGATCCTGAAATGCTAGAAATGGAAATTATCCAAAAAATGATAGAAGAAGGCGAAGTTGTATATGCTGATAGCCAAGAACCTAAGTCAATAGAATTTTTTAATGTGAATGGACTTTTGATTAATTCGGTAAAAAAAACAACTGATATGAGCAAGGCAGGTGTGAGAAAAATACAATCATTCAGAAATATATTTATTGATAAAAATGTATGTCCGAATACATATAGGGAACTAACAGAAATGAAATGGTTTTATAACAAAGACGGATTAATTGCTAAAAATCCGAAAACCAAGAAGCCTTTTAATATAGACCCACATGCATTCGATGCGATTAAATATGGAATAAGTGAATATACGCCATATGTTTCAAATAAACATTATTATAAAGACAAGGAGGTGGATAATGAGACTTAATATTTTTTCAAAAGGATTTTGGAGTACCAGGTCGCCAGTTACGCTATCAGAATTTATAAATAATTATTCTCTTGGAGACGAAGATCCTGAAAAGTTTTTGAGCCAATTGTACAAGAACCCTTTCACAAGTTCGGCTATTACAAGAATAAATGAAGCGATTAATAATTTAAAATGGGGAACTTATAAAAAAGGATATGGGGATAATGTTAGAGATGTTAAAAGTAGCTATGTGTTAAATACATTGCAAAATCCTAATTCTTTGCTCAACACAGACCAGTTTATTAATTATTTTGCTTTATATTACATCTTGTTTGGCGAGTTGCTTGTAATGAGAATTGATTTGTATACAAAAGCCGAACTAATTTTATTTAAAAAAGGTTCTTATTATATCGAATATGACAATCAAAATGTATTGAATGGTATCAAATCAATAAGAGTAAATGGCAAAGAGTACAAAGGCGAAGATCTAAAGATGTTTCACTACATAAAAGGTGTAAATATTTACGATAATATCGCTGGAGCAGGTCGAGGAATAAGTAAGGTGCAGTCATTAACCGCTTTACATAATTACTGGTGTTACATAATGCAGTGGAACAACAGCATATTAAAAAACGGTGGCAAGAGAAATCTTATAATCGTTGTTAAAAAGTTCCTAAACGCTTTTAAGAAAAAAGAGATTAAGAATGAAATAGAACAGAATAGCGGATCTAGGAATGTAGGGAAAGCACTTATCCTGGATGGAGAGGGTGCAGAAATAAAAGAGGCAGACTTTTCACCACAGGACTTTGATTTTTTAAATGCTATGGACGAAATAAGGAACACTACTGCTGCTGTAATGAATGTGCCGAGTATTTTAATTGGGGATAGAACAAACAGCAAGTTTAGCAACTACAAAGAGGCTAAAAAAGATTTGTATACAGAGAATATATTACCACTTGTTGAACAGATAGCCGAGTATCTTAATAATATTATGAAAGACAAGCTAGAAAGCAACGAATACATTGATTTTGATACAAGCACAATCGGAGTACTTAAAGAAGACAGAAAAGAGAAAATGGCAATGCTTAATAATCTTAGCTATTTAACGATAAATGAGAAGAGAGCAGAGCTTGAATATCCACCCATCGAAAATGGAGACGATATTTTAATAAGCACATCAATGACATCGCTCAAAGAAATGTATGAAGAGGAAAAACCAGTTGAGGAGGAAGATAATGGCGAAGAAACTGAATCAAGTAAAGAAGAAAATGAAGAAAATCAAACTGACTAATTCTCAAAAAAAGATAATCGCCAAAAGACAGTTGAAAATGCGAAACAGATTAATACTTAAATTATTCGGACGGCTAAGACTGGTATTTAAGCAACTTCGTGGTGACATTGATGTAAATGAGCAGATGTTTTTAGGAGAGTTTGCGTGGGAAACATTTAGCAATCAATTGTTTGCAGTGCTAAAAAAAGGAATATTTGAAACTGTAAATGAGACATCTAATTTTCTTATTACACATCGTGGAATTGATAAGAAGTTGATCCCAGCGGTTAAGAATAAAACATTGAAAGCATTAAGTAAAAAAGTAATTGCTGAAAAGGTAACAAATATCACTAAAACCACGAAAGATATTTTAAATAAAATCATAGTTCGTGGGCAGGAAAGCGGAACAAACATAAGGGATATTGCAAAAGAAATAACGCAAAAAGTAAAAGGTATGGAAAAGAAAAGGGCAATGATTATTGCTAGAACTGAAACGGCAACAACCTCGACAACTACATACCACAATGGATTGGAACAAGCTGGATTGGAAAAAACTTGGTGGCATGTTGGTGGTGGAAAGACTGACAGGGAAACTCACTTAAAATGTGATAAAGAAACAAGAAAGCCAAATGAAAAATTTAGTTGTGGGCTTTTGTATCCACATCAGTTAGGAGCACCAGCGAGCGAGATTATAAATTGTCATTGTGAATTAATATAGGAGGTGTAAAGTGGAACAATTTAATAAAAGTGTCAAAATGGTATTGAAACAAGATACTGAAGAAAAAGGAATAATTGAAGGGCAATTAGTAACACATAGTGTTATTGATAGCTACGGTGATTATTTTGATAAAACAGCACTTGATAAAGTAGATAAGGATAAGACTTATTTCTTGCTGCACATGCACGACTGGAGTAAGGAAATCGGAACCTTGAAAGTTTATCAAGATGAAACTGGAAATCTTAAATTCTTTGCTAAACTTGATTTGTCAACAGATGAAAACGGTAATGCTTTGAATTTAGATGCTCAAAAGGTTTACTCTATGATGAAAAATAATGGAGCAAACTATGAAATGTCTGTTGGTGGATTTTTAAAACAAAGAGAGTTTGGAAAAGTGCAAACAGATAAAGGTGAAGTAAACGCTAGGATAATTAAAGAGTTTGAAGTTGTCGAAGGCAGTGTAGTTTTAAAAGGTGCAGTACCTGGAGCGACTGTGCAAACAGTAAAAGGCGATAACGATATAAATAAAAATAATAAAGGAGATGATAATATGCCGAAAAATATCGAGGATTTGGAAAAAGGAATTGAGAAAAACACGGACAGTATTAAAAAAGCAGGTAAAAAACTGAATGAATTAGAAGAAAAAACAGCTAAGATTACAGAATTAGAAGAAAAATTAAATAAATCAAATGAGGAAATTGGGAAAATGGCTGGTGCTTTAGATGAAGCTATGAAAAAAGGTATTGCTAATCCAGAGTTGAAAGAAAAAAAAGAAACTGATGCATTTGTAAAATTTTTAAAAACAGGGGATAGAAATATTGAAGGGCTAATTAAAGCACCTATAATGACGACAGGGGTAACTCCAATTTTAATGCCTTCAGTATTATCGAATGAAATTTTGAAAGAAACAAAAGAGGTTTCTAACTTCTTAATGAAAGGTAAGATTGTAACTTTAAAGGAAAAATCGATTATCATTCCAGTTAGAAATGAAATAACCGAAGCAAATGAAATTGTAAAAGAAGGTGCAGGGAATACTAGAGATGGTTCTTTGGCTTATAGTCAAATTGAAATAACTGCTGGGATGAGACAAGTTAGATACCCAGTTACAGATGAAACAAGGGCAGATACAGCGTTTGATATTGTTGGAGAAATAAAAGAAGCTATTTCAGAAGAATTTGGTCAAACATTATCGGCTTTAACATTAAAAGGAACTTACAACACTGCAACAGAACAATGTATTGAAGGATTTTTAACAAATACGGATGTGTTGGCTGGTGCGGTAACAACAGGTGCAGCTAATAAAGTTACTTGGGAAGATATGGTGAAACTTGAAACTGGTATGAAATTAAGTTATAGACAAGGTTCAGCTTACTATGTTTCACCAAAATTATATGAAGAAATGAAATTATGGAAAGATGCGAACGGTGTACCTTTATGGAATACAATTAGAGATGGGGCTACAATGAGATTTAATGGATACCCAGTTTATGTTGAAGAGTTTTTGGATGATATAGCAACTGGTAAATATCCAGCTGTATTCTGTGACTTTGCGAAAGGTTACACATATGTTATGAAACAAAACTTTGAGCAAGAATTACACAGAGATCCTGATAAGAGAATTACAACATATTTTACTAGAATTAGAATCGGTGGAAAAGTTACAAGAGCCAAAGCGTTCTCGGTTTTAAAAGTAAAATAGAGGTGGTTTAAATGCTGATAACAGTAGAGGACTACGAAAAAATAACAGGTACAACCTTAGCAGATAATGAAAAAGCTAGGGTTGAAACCTTGCTTGGCATTGCAATTAGTCAGATTGAAAATATAACTGGATATAAATTAGATGTTGAAGAACTTACAGAGGATTATGATTATAACAAATATATTTACTTGAATAAGCGTCCTGTCGTTGAAGTTAAAGAAATTAGCATTGATAAAGAATATAAGCACCGTGGAAATTATATTGAGATAGTTAAGTTTAAGCGTTGCCCTTGCTGTGATAAAGAACAAGAGTTGGAAATAACTTATAAAGCTGGATATGACGAACTACCTAGTTGGCTTAAATATGAGCTTTGTATGCTTGTAAATGACTTTGTTAACAGTATGGATGAAGAGAGCGGAAAGTATAAGAGTTATAAAATCGACGATATTTCTTACACATTTGTGGATTTTGTTACTAATAAAAGAGAAAAGATTGAAAATGTTGCGAGGCGGATATATGGCTGAAATAATTTATCAATTAGAAGGGTTGGAAAAGTTGGATAAGGAATTGAAATATTTGCAAACACATGCCGTGAAGGTAGGAGTGCTTGGGAATGGAAGTGCAAACGGTATTTCGGTTCAAGAGTATGCAATATTCAACGAATACGGAACAAGCAAAATGCCAGCTAGACCGTTTTTTAGATTATCAGTTGGTACTGCAAACGCACAAAATGAAATAAAAGAGTATATGAAACAACAAGTTGAGCAAATTATTCAAAGTGGAATGTCAGCACAACAGGCTTATGAAAATTTAGGGACTTTTGTAGTTCAAAAAATAAAGAAAACAATAGCAAGTGGGAACTTTGCAGCACTTAATCCACAAACTGTAAAGAAAAAAGGTCATAGTAAGCCACTTATGGACACTCACTCACTATATAATTCTATTAATTATGAGATTGTAGGTGTATAAAATGGCACACAAAACATTTATTCCGAAAAGATTTTTTAGCAAATGCAAAATATCAAAAAGAACAAGCAAGTGGATTAATTCGGAACTGGTTGAAGTTGATGAAAGTATAGATTTTGAGGGAGCAGTATTTAATCTTAATAGGCAGGACATAAGTATGCTTATAGAACAAGGAATACAAGTGACTTTAGATACTAAAAAAATATACTGTTATATTGATATTGACTTGAAAAATAAAATTGAATTTGAGGGAAATGACTATATTGTAACAACAGCAAAAAACTATATGAAACACGATGAACTTAGAACTTATTATATCGAAAGGGTGCAAGAATGAAAAACGAAGTATTGAGAAAATTGTTAGCCAGTTTCGTAAATTTCCAAGTTATTCGTGATAATTATATAGCTAAAAAGCCAGCAGAATGTGCTGTTATGCACACAATAAGTCTTAATAAGTCGGCATACAGTGCATATAGGACTGTTGAAACGACAGATATGCAAATCAAGGAAAAGGCTTTAAGATTAGTTATTGCTTATTTGCAATTTGATTTTTATGCTCCAACACAGGCAAGAGCAGAAGAAATGGCTAGTGAATTGCTTGAGGTTATAGTATTTAAGAAAAGACATGACTTGGTTAGGAACGGATTTGGATTAAGTGATGACGAGATAGAAATAAAAGATTTAACTTTAATTGAGGGCAGCCAATATATTTACAGATTTAGTTTTGATGTAGAAATGAATTGGCGAGAATCAAGCGAAAGAGTAAGAGATTTAATAAAAGATGTGGAAGTGAAAACGGAGGTAGAGAATGGCTAAGAAAATAAAAGTAACGGTAATAAGACCAACAAAGCCTTTATTGCTAGGTGATTTTGGGAAAGTCTTATTTATAACTAAAGAGGCAGATAAACCTTACAAGAAGTATACAAAATTGGATGATGTTAAAACAGATTTTGGGGCTAATTCTAAAATGTACAAAGGGGTGGAAACATTTTTGTCACAAGAGGATAGCGATGGAAATGTAATACAGCCAGATGTTTGGTATTGCGCAAGTAAAGCAACACCGAACGAAGAATTTTTAGACAGTTTACCAACTGGCGATTTTTACGGTGTGATTGTAGATTTTTATGATGAAGAATTTACAAAAGCATTGGCTAAATGGCTAACTAGAAATGTTAAATTTGCAGTTGTGGCTAATTCGACAGCTGAGAACAACAAACTAAAAGAAAGCGTGAGAATATATTTTATGGCTGGAAAAGCCGAAGGTGGAAACTTGGATATATTTGGATTACCAGCTTACACGTTCGCTCAAGGAATTAATGGGCGTTGGAGTGACAGGAGAATATTAGGGGTAGATCCGTCAGCTAAAACTTTGACAGAAGAAAGCGATAATGAAGAAGGCAATATTAATTATACTAGAAATTTCGTTGGATACAATGCTGTAACAAGCGGCTCTTGGTGTGCTGATGGTGTAAGACATGCAGACCAAACGATTAAAATAGATGCGATTGTGCATAATATTGAAACTAATTTGGCTAGAATGTTAATTGAAGAAAAGAATACAACAATGGATGGTGAAGGTATTCCGAAAGTTGAAGCATTATTGAATAGAGTAATGTTAGCAATGGGGAAACAGGGAGCAGTTGCTAAGAATAATAGTGGCGAATACTTGTTTAAAGTTACAGTCCCAAGCATTGAAGACACTTCGGCACAGACAGGATTGACTGTAGACGATTACATCAATCGTACACTTAGAAATGTAAAAATCGATTTCACGATTAGCACGGAAATAGAAAAAATTGAAGTCACTTTGGTTTGGCACGACGAACCATTAACGGCATAGGGAGGTAGAAAATGGGAAATAATTTTTTAGAAAAGTCAATTGATTTGAGCAAAGTGGATTTAATTATTACGTTTCCAGGAATAGGAACATATATAATTAAAGAAGCTAAAGAGATAGAGAACAATCCAACCGAGGACAGTCATACAATGGGTGATCCTGACATCAAAGGGAATGTCCCGACAATTCAGACGAGAGTTACAAAAAGAGAAATCAAACTGACAACAGTAAAAGGCTCTGATGATGATATATTTTTAACAAAATGTAATGCAAATCCGAAAGGAGTGTTAGGGACATTAACATATATTGATGATACAGGAATGAATAAAATAGTTGGAGAAGGACAAGGTGTGTCTGTCCAAAAAGGTGGAGAACGTAAAAACAATACAAAAGATGTTGATATTGAATATACAATACAATGTGCAAAATATAGAGAAATAATATAGGAGGATAAAAATGGCAAATAAAGAAAATGAAAAAATAGAAGAAAAATCAGAAGAACAAGAAAATAACGTTTTTATTGATAATTTAGGGAGATTAAATATTAAGGGGCAAGAGATATATGTGGATGCAGAAGGAACTTTAAAGGAATTTGATTTTAGATTAACTAAGCCGCAAAATTATCAAATTTACACAAATTCTCTAACAAAATTTTTAACAGATAAAGATGTCACAGTATTTGCAGCAACAGTATTACCAAAAATGGTAGAAAAACCAAATGAGGCTAGAAAGCTTAATTTTTTTGAATATGATGAGGAAGCATTATTTGAAATAATTGCGGCTATTATAGATTATATGGGTAAGTTCAAGGAGAACAAGAAAAGAAAATTGAACATGACCTTGAAATAGCAGAGGAACAATACAATGACCCAACGATTAAAATGAAATGGGAGTTTATTGTAAAAAGAAAAATAAAAGACCCTAATGTTGTTCTGGATATGAGCAATGTTAGGTTTTTCCAGTGGTGTAGAGCAATAATGGATTTTGAAGAAAAGGAGGGATAGAATGGCTGGTGGAAATAAATTAGAAATATTGTTGAGTGTAAAAGCCGAAGATAGTCCTTTGAATAAACTAAAATCTAAAATGCAATCTATATTGCCTGCTGCTGCAAAAGTAGAAGAAAAAATATCAAAAATTGGAAACAAGGTCGGTGGTTCTGGATTAGAGAAACTAAAGGCTAAAATGGCTAGTTTAATACCAACGACAAGCAAAGTTGATAGTATTTTGTCAAAATTAGGAAGTAAAATGATCAATTCTAACGGATTAAACGGATTGGTGAATAAGCTCGAAAAAATACCGTTTGTTGGAAGTAAAATAGGAAGTAGTTTTGATAAATTCAGGGACAAAATGAATGGCATTTTAAGTTCTGGAAATATTCTTGGCACAGCTTTCAAAAGTTTAGGTTCTAAAATAAAAAGCTCCTTTTCGGTAGATAATTTGAAAAAATTTGGTTCAGCATTAAAGGGGATTGGAAGCAAAATAACAGGAATAATAGGCAAATTAGGTGGATTACTTGGTAAATTAGGAGCAGTTGCGGGTATTGCTGGTGGACTTAGCTTTGCGGGACTAGCAAAGGCTTCTGATGAAAATTCATTGAGAAATTCAAGGCTTGGAATGGTAACAAACGATGTTGCTGGTCTGAAACAGAAAACGTTCAAAGCGTCTCAAAGCAGTGGAGCAGATTATGGAGCGCAATTGGATTCAATCGCTAAGCTGAAAATGCTTACAAAAGGACTGTTTAACGATGATGAAGCAGTTAAATTTACAAGCACATTGGATAAAGCGTTTAAAGTATCAGGAACTGGACCAGAAGAAGCAAAAGCGGCAATGTATCAATTGAATCAGGCTATGACATCTGGAAAATTACAAGGGGATGAATTTAGGTCAGTAATGGAAAATGCTCCAATATTGGCTCAAAAAATAGCAGATTCAATGGGAGTACCTATGGCACAACTTAAAAAGTTAGGCTCTGAAGGTAAAATTACTTCAGATGTAATAAAAAAAGCTGTATTAGGAAGTGCGGACGAAATTGATGCACAGTATTCTAAAATGCCGTTGACATTCGGAAAAGTGTGGCAAAATGCACAAAGTGCAGGACAACAGGCAATGGACGGATTGCTTACTAAAGTAAATCAATTATTAAATACTCCTGCTGGTCAAAAAATGGCTCAAGATGTCCAAAAAGCTTTTTCAGGAATGGCAACAATGGCTAATGGAGCATTCGACGGAATAATTAGCATTTTTGGAAAATTAAATTTTGCTCCGCTGTTAGCTCCGCTACAACAAATAGGTGGATTGATAAAACAAGCATTTAGTGGAATTAGTGGAGATGGACTTGTAAATGGAATTGCTAACGGATTAAACACGATTATTAGTTTAGCTGGACAAGTTGCAGGAGTATTTGGTCAAATGCTTAGTGGTATTAATTTTGGACAGATAGGGCAGATATTTAGTGATATAGGCAATGCTGTTATGACATTGTTTTCCAATATCGATTTTGGGAGTATAGGAAATATGTTTGCAATGGCTTTTGGACAGATTATGCAGGTTGTATCTATGCTTACTCCAGCACTTGCACCAATAATGCAAATATTTGCAGTAATTGTTAATTTAGCAGTTCAAATTGGTACAGCTTTAATTCCGATTGTTGGGATTGTGTTACAAATAGGAGCGGTATTAATAGCCACATTCGTTCCAATCGCTCAAGTTGTAATCGGTGTTTTTGCTGGAATAGTTGGAGCTGTAGTCGGAGTGTTCTCAGCAATAATAGGTGTAGTTGCTAGTATTATGGGAGCAATATTAGCTGTTATTTCAGGAGTTATAAATTCAATTGGTGCTGTCGTTAATAGGATTGCAACTTTTTTTACTCAAGGATTTAATAAAGCAAAAAGTATTGCACAAGGAGTAATTAATGCAATTAAAGGCTTTTTTGACGGGCTGGCAGGAACAGTAAGTGGAATCGCTAGTAAGATAGCAGGAATGTTTAAAATCAAACCACCTTCTTGGCTTGGATTTCTTGGTGGTGGAAAAGGACGTTATATAGGGGATAAATCTTGGGAAGGTGGACCAGTTACAGTTGCCGAAAAAGGTGCGGAAATGATAAGACTACCTAGTGGGCAACAATTCCTAGCTAGTCAAGAAATGACTATGAATCTGCCACAAGGAACACGAATTTCAACTGCTGAAGCTACTAGAAGAATGATGAGAGATCAGTTTGGAAAAAACTCTAAAAAGGCTATTGATGGCAAAAAATCAAGTTCTGGTAGCAAATCGAATAATAGTGGAGGTTCACAAAATATTTTTTCTCCTACAATTGTTGTTGAAAATTCAAGTGGAAACGATAGAGAAATGACAAGAAAAATTGAAGAAATTTTGAGAAGATTTTTTGAAGAAAAATATATAGCGATGGGAGGTTAGGCAATGGATTTTAGCGGATTAAATGCAAGTAAGCAAAAAATAAAAGGGAATCCTTTTGGGAAAATAGCTTATGAAGGAACAAAAAATAAGTTATACAACATAGGATTTAATAGTGTTTTAGGAAGCATTGGGGCAACTGCTTATGGCATTGCCTTGGCTCATTCTGCAGAAGTTAATCAATTTTTTGATAGCATGTTTGGATTTAGGCTCTTTGAAGAGGCTGAAAGGTGCAAAATCAATGACATAGAACTTGAGTGGGTACAAATAAAAAGTGATGAAAGGGATAGCAGTGTTAAAACTCATTCACTTGAGGATAGGGATAACACATTGATAAGCAGTAATGTTTCACACAGTAACAGAAAATATAGTATTTCTGTTATTTTAAGTGATTTAGTTACTAAAAATGCTGAAAGTATTTATGAACAAATTGTGGAATTATGGCAAAAGAAAACATTATGCACAATTTCTACAGTTGAGACAATAGAGGATATGATTATTACTAAAGTTTCACGAAGTTACAGCACACAGTCAACGCTAGAATTTGAAATTGATTTTGAAGTTCTGGAGTTTGCTTATTTGATGAGAAAAGGCGATATTTTAGATTCGGAGGCAACTACATTGAAAGATGAGCAGAAAACAGGAGTTGCGGGGACAAAAGACAATGGACTTAGTTTTGGAGGATTTTTGAAATGAGAATTGAGATAGATAAAAAGAAAATTCCCTATGTGTTTACATTTAAAAGCGGAAATGAAATATATTTGCTTAGGATTAAGCATTTTAAAAGCAATAATCGAATTTATGTTGATGTGATGGACGAAAATGGAGAGATAATGCTTGAAAACGAAAAACTTATATACGGGCGTCCGCTTGGCTGGTTTATAAATAAAGACGAAAACAATAATATAAATAATAAGTTTTTAAATTGTTATAT